GGCAGCAGCGATTGCCGCATCAATGCCCGGGTCTGATCCATTTACCGTGTCGCCAACATTCCCGAGCCCCTCAGAGGACGGGGCAGTGGGAACTGCCGGCAATGACGCAAGGTAGGCATCCGCGTGTTCTTCGAGTTCTTCTCGAGTGGCACCCCGCAGGATTGCGGCTGGAACCTTCTTGTCGTCCGCGACGTCAGCGACGAGCCTTTCTTGCTCGTCCTTTTGGTCACGTTCCGCAAGAGCGTTTTCGGCAGCTTCAGCACGAGCTTGCAATTTCTCGGCCTCAGTTTTGTTCGCTTCCTCGTACTCGTCAAAGCGTTTCGCTTTTTCCTCGTTGCCGTCGGCCCGTGCCGTATTTTTCCTAGCGCGGGATTCCCACAGGCGTGCGAACTCCATCCATTTCTCGGTGCCAGCGTCGAGCGCCGGGGCACCCTCAAGCTCTGTGACGGGAGGCGTTTCGTCTCCAGTCGGCTCGATTGCGGTTTCGGTTTCTGTAACTTCAGACATGTTTAACTCCCATTTCGGGTATAAAAAAAGCCACCCATTTCGGGTGACTCACTCCCACGTTTTGCGGGAAGATTTACATAACGGCTGGACGGCCCAAATCATCAGGCCCAGTAAAGCTGTCATCCAGCCAAGTAAGAGTTGGCCCGAGCTCGCCATGTTCACGAGACACGATCAACTTGCGGTAATCAGGGGCACGGCCACCACGATCAGCCTCACCAACGAACCGTTCGACCTCCGCATGGATAGTCTCGAGGCGATCGCCGTCAATGACTTGACCGGGATCGTTGGGTGAGTTCAGCGGAACTACCGCACAGTCGCAACCGGGATGTATCGGCATCAGATCGCCGCGCGTATAGCGTTGTGTAGAAGCGATCGAACACAGGGCACAGTTTTCACTGCCGGACAGTTGCCGGCGAAATAAGCTGAACCCAGAACGCCCCATCGACTGCTGTGCTTGTCTGTTGCGGGTCTGCTGAATATCTGTTGTCACAATGGACGACAAACGATCCAGCCCGGCCTTCTTCGCAACAGCAAACGTGGAACCCGCAGTCAGCGACGAGTACGCCGTGACAGCAGGACGCTTGTAGACAACATCAAAAGGCACACCGCGATAATCAACCAACGCGCGATTCACACCAGCAGTCCAGCTAATCCCCGCAGCCTGCGACATCCGCCCAATGTAGGCATCCGTCAACTGTGCAACCTGCAATTGCCCAGACCGCACTACGGGCACAATCCGAGCAACCAACCGGTCAACATCCGCATCACGCAACGACGGCGAATTAGTCCACAAAAACTGGACATACGCCAGAATGCGCGAACGAACCGACAACACCGCAGCGTCATACCCCAAAATCAGGCTAGGCGACACCATTAGTGCCACCAGTCAACGTGAACGCCTGCAACTGCTCCAACGCCCTGTCAGCTTCGTCCTCCGAAATCTGATCGGGAGACATGCCCAGAATGTCGCGCTGAATCGTCTTACGAGACTGAACCGCAACCGCCTTACTCGCCGCGTCATAACGTTCAGACATCGACACCGTAGCCGGTGGCACATTCAGCAACTCGAGAGTGTCAGAACCAAGATCGAAACCCTCAGCACGCAACGCATATACAAGAGCAACCTCAATGGCTGGACGGATACGCTCAAGCTCTTCCTCGGCCTGAGCGATCTGGCCTTCCTTCGCAGAAGCTGCACCCTCAGCCGATTGGTTTTCACCATCAGGCAACAAAGCAGAAACGGGCGTAGAGGTCACGGCTGCAAAGTCTCTTGCATCCGTCTTCTCGCCGGCCAACAGTGGCGTAATATCTGCCGTCTGCGATTCCCACACCTCGATGCCCGCAGGGATGTCCCACAGAGCACCAGGGGCAGGATTGAATACTTCTGCCCAGTCAACATCGTTGCCGTTTTCGTCCTCGGTCGGCAAACCGCCCTTCAGCCCACGCTGACGGAACGCCTGCATCGCCGTAATGACCAGACGCTGCAGCTTTCCAAGGTTGATCCGATCAATAACCGCAAGGTGAGGCTCAATGAAGCCCATCCCATTTTTGCGTTCAAGAATCACAACAGGAGGATCGCCAATATAGGACTCGACGGAACCAGACTTCTCCCAGCCACCAGACGCTCGCGCGCGCAACAGTGTTCCCTCGTCGCGAGATGCACGCCGGTAAAGCTGACGCATTCCAGCCGCATACACATACGCATAATCTGCGCCGGCATCAATATCACGCCACACCTTCAGAAAAGCACGAGCCTTCCATGGGCGCAACGGATCAGGCGCCGCAATTGCTTGCTCAGGCTTCTCCGACGAGATAACAGCACCATCAGTGCCCAACCCCGTAACAAGATAGCCAACACCACACGTCAGGTAGTTATCGAGCGCATCAGCAACAACAATGCCCATGCGGTTGTCACGCCACACGCGACGAGCCGCAATCGCAGCAGGGGTATCCGAAGACTCCCCCACACGAATGCCGTTGAACTTGATACGGCGCGCAAGCGAACCGATCGCCAACTGACCATAGTTCGTGCAAGCCTTCCGCTGAAAAGCGGCCCACGATGCGCGCAAGTTCTCGCCCATCTCGGGCAGCGGGGGCTCATTTGAAGCATATGACCGCAACAACACCATTCGCGGAAAACGAGCATCCAACCTTTGAGTAAGGATTGGGAGCCATCCATCCGGCGTAGTAACAGCCATAGCTGCCTCCTTTAGTAGATACGTTTAGGAGCGGTACGCACACGCCCCACAACACCCTTCGCAACTGCATCCTGACGTGCCGTATACGCAAGAACAGCCGCAACAGCAGCGTCGATCTTGTTCACAGATTCAGGATTTTCCTTATGAATCTGCACACCTTGAGCGCCAACACGACGGCGAGCATTCAACACATGCCGTGTCAACGAACGCTCACCCAAATGCCGAATCTCACGATTGGCGATTGCCTCATAAGTACGAGACAACGCATCAGCAACAGCAACACCACGGCGACCAGACATCCACCAATACATCGGATGCCCACCCACAGAACCACGCACCTTTAAACGCGACAGGTATTTCCCCTCCCACGCATCAATACGACCAGTCCACTTCGCAGCAGGGTCGCAATACATTCCAATGACCTGATACGTCTTGAACGTGTCCGCAACCGTCGCTTCAACATCAGCCATCGGAGGAACCCAACCGACCCCATCAGGGCCATCAGGTTGCTCCCACACGCCGAGCTCAAACAACAAACCATCAGACACACGACAACCGATAAGAGCCGTCGCGTCAGCCTTGCCACGCACGCGCCCCTCGGAACCGTCAAAACCAACAGTGATCATGTCGCCCTTAACGGGACGTTCAGGAGCATCATCGGGCAACGGGCCACAAGCCCGCCACAACACCTCAGACACCCACGCATCCTGTGCGCTGTTCGCCTGGTTGAAGTAATAGCGTCGTGAATCGGTGGGATCGTTACGCGGATCTAGAATTTCGTCCATGATCCGCTGCAAATCCATCACGTCTGCGAAAGGCCCATAAGCTTCCCGCAAACCCTCTAACACTTTGGGCTCATTGGACAGATCCGGTGTCGGATCAGCCTCACGGTGATCGAACAGAACCCGTGCACGCTTCGTCTTACCCTCAGATATCAACTTCGCTAACTTGTGTGTGCCCTCAGCAACAGAACCTTGCCCAGACATATACATTGTTGATGTCTCAAGCGACCACGGCGACGCAGCCTTCCGCTTAGCCAAATTTCGGCGCACAGTGGCATACATCCGGTGCAACTCCGGCTGAGTGTAAAGATGCGTTTCGTCAAACACGACGAACGTTTCCTTACCGCCATCCTTTGCAGAGTTAGATGCTGTTGACGGAATGATCTCGCCACCATTCGGCAAAAACACTCGAGTAAGCCCCGCACCATCGCGAGTCATCCCCGCAGCCATCGGGCCAATAGTCAGATTGAAATATACGTTGTCGTATGTGTTCCCAGCCTGTCCCTCTTCCGTCGCCAAGCAACGAATAACCGGGGAAACAACAGGACGACCAACAGGCTCATCATCTGCGAACGAATAAACGAAATCGCAGTCAGGAATCAGACACCCAACATCAGCACAGCGGAACAACTCGCCCGGCTCTGCCCAATGCGAAAACCTGACCTGAGTCAACGCCTCCGCAAGAACAACAAACCCTGCAAGTTCCGACTTCGCGCGACCCTTAGCGCGAGAAATGAACGCCGAGTCATACTGACGGCGCCCATCCTCATCCAGCACATAGCAGTCAACGATGAAGCCGGCAAACTCCGAATCCAACTCAATCCGTGCGCCCTCGACATCGCCAGGGCCATGCACACAATGAAACTCAATCCAGTCACACAGAAAGTGACCTAAAGAACGATCCCGGTCATGCCCCGGCGCACGAACCAGCTCACGCATCATCCAGCTTGCGACGACCACGCGAAGAAATCTCAGTCACAACGGCAGGAACCGCCTCAACCGACTTCGCAGGCACATACCTCATCCGAGCCTTGAACCGCGACTCAGCCGTCTTCAAAATCTCGCCAGCCTCACGCTGCCGCATCTCCGTCATCGCCGACGCAATGCCACAGTTAGCCGAATCGACCACGTTCACCGCAGTATCAACAACAAAACCCCACATCGCCTCATCCCAAAGGATCGCGTGTGGCATCCGCTTGACTTCCTCGAACCAGCGAAACGTAGCCTTCTGCAAATCAACCAAAATCTGACCATCGCGGGTGACGATCGTCCGCGACTCGGGAAGCTCGAGCGGCCACGGGCCATCAAACGGCTCATCGACAACTTCACGCGACTCAACACGCGACGGCGAACGATTTACCGACTTCTCGTTAGGGGTACGCCCAGGAACTGCCATGACATTGCCTCCCGTTTCGGGTAAAAAGGGGCCACCATTTCGGCGTAAACCCTGTAAATCAACGGCAAAAACCGTTACAATAGAAAAATGAGGACATGTGAGTGGTGCGGAAAGAGCATCGTCAGCCGCAACGCACAAGCACGCTTCTGCTCGGGTCGATGCCGCGTATCCGCACACCGGGCCGCAAAGACCGCACCCGCATTCCCGCACGAGCTCACAAGCCGCGACAGGTGGATGCGCTGGGACAAAAAACTGCGCAAAGGCAAAGTTCAGAAAGTGCCGATCCAGCTCGACGGCACAAACGCCAAATCGACCGACCCGCGCACATGGGCCAACTACACCCAAGCCGCCCGATCAACAATCGGAGAAGGCTTAGGATTCGCGCTCGGTGACGGAATCGGCTGCATCGACCTCGACCACTGTCTAATCGGCGGAAAACTCACGCCGGCAGCGACCGCGTACCTCCGCGACTACCCCGAACACTTCATCGAAATCTCACCATCAGGCGACGGACTCCACATCTGGGGATCCATGCTCGAGCAACCCGGACGCAAACAAACGATCAACGGGCTCAGCATCGAAACCTACTCAACCGGGCGATACATCACCATCACCGGCAACACCTACCAGCGCGGACAACTCCTGCCGCTGTAACGGTTATTCCTGCACGCGGCGATCTAACGCCACGGCCACTTTGGGTACCCTGCAACACCTCTAAAACGTGCAATCGTGCCCACGCCCCACACGAGGCCAGCACGCCCCCGCGCATGACAAGGGTTTGCAATTCATACGTACAGCGATTGACA